GTACATGTGTTTGCTGCATCTTGATTTTTAATTGCCAGTGAGATTGCTATTGCTCGATATAATGTTGGATAGTGTACGGTTGTTGCTGCTGCACCTGCTGCGACAATATCTGCAACAAAAGTACTTTCTGCTGTTGTATCATTTGGTTTTACCGTAACTCGGTAACCTTGAATTATTTGAGGCACTTAAGCCACCTTAGAAAAGATTGGCATATTTCATTAAAAATGAATATGCTGCGATACCGCCACCTGTGGCTACTTGACCTGATGAGAATGATAATTGTTTTCCTCCACTTTGACCACCAACAGAAACTGGGATTGGGCCAAATACTACCCGGCCAGAACTCGCGGCTGAGGAGGCAACCGAGAAGTTAGAAACTCCAGATTGGATTCCGTTTACTAGTACGTTTGTCTGATATGCTGCTGCTCCTGGAGGGTCTGGATTATTGACTGCGTCCAAGATTATGTTACTTCGATTTAATTGCTGTATAGTAAGACCTGTTACATCATCTGTTGATGGTGTAAAAACGTTAAGTGCTGCACCTGTTGTCGTATAACTTCGCATAAGTGGAACGGCCATTATAGACTATCCTCTTGAATGTTACCCATTGAATTTGCACCTGTAAAGGATGCGGTAGAACCACCAATGATTGTTGTAGCTGCTGCACCTATGACAGATTCGATTCCACCAATACCAAAAGCTGCTGCTGCTGGAATTATTTTTCCAACTGTACCACCTGCTAATCCTGGTGATACTGCACCTAGAATTACTGTGCCTAAGGCTGCGATTCCAGCACCTGCTAGAATCTTGTTAATAGTTTTACCTGTTTTTAGTTTAAATCCTGCCATTCTACATTCTAAGAACTTAGAATGACTTAATAAATATGCCTATTTTAGATAAGTATGGTTATTGGTAAGATTACGAGTTATCTTGCTCTTGGTCTTATCGGTGCATTTCTTCTCAATACCATAATCAGGCCAGCTTCAGCACTTGGAACTGGTGCAGCGTTGCAAGAAACTGGAACGGGTATTGCCTCAATCGGTGCGGGAATAGGGGAATCTTTACGGTCTATCGGAAGTGGTTCCGCAAAACTGTTTGACCCTCTATTCACTTTAAGAGACTTAGTTTATTCTTCAGATGTTTCAGCAGCAGCGGGTGTAGGCCCAGTTAATCAAGCACAGGGTGAAACTAATTATGGAATTTCAACCCCAAGTTCTTCTACTATTACCTGGAGCTCAGGAACTACGGCTAGTGTCCCTAGTCTAAGTCCAGCAGCCAAGTCTTACTATCGAAATATAGGGGTTAGCGTAACATGAGAAAAGGCAGTAAAGAAGCAAAAGCATGGGGTCGTAAAATGAAACGACTTAGAGAGGGCAAATCTACGAGAAAACGTAAAGTACGAAAAGCAGTTCGTAGAGTGTCTAAAGTTGTAAAAAAACGCACTAAAAGAGCAAGATGTGTGACTAAATGTATAACTAGAAGGTATAAAGGAAAATCAAGTAATTGGTCTTTCTAATTGCTTACTAGTTTAGTTTGTTGGTTGTCATGTCTATTCGGTCATGACGTTTTTAGATATTTTCCGTTTATACCCAAATGTACTTCTCACCAAGACATTTGGGACAGTCCATAGTTGTGTTATAGATAGGGTCAATTTTGTTTGAGCTCGACTGTGCATCTACAGTACCAACTATACCATGAGGCTTACCTGTAATAGTATCAGCACACAAATCACAAGCTAGATACTGCTTCAGCTTCAGTTCCAGGTTCGGCCTGTTTATTACTGGTGTTAGCGGATTTGATTTTTTCATAAATTCGTTCAACTATAGCAGGGTCTTTCTTTACTGCTTCTTCAACCTGTGGAACTAAGAAGGATGCTGCCTTTTGATACTTCTTCGGTATCAACTGCATGATGACTTCACCGAGACCACTGTTCTTCATGTCTGTTTCTGTAATACTAGTACCTTCTTTGGCCTTAGTTGCTACATTCTTTAATCTCATAATCTCTTTGCGATAGTCTTGTGCTTCTTCTTTCTTGCTATCTGCTAGATATTTAATATCATTCTCAAAGTCCTTGATACGTTGCCTAGAGTGTTTATTGACAGTTGACTTAGAACGAGCAATGAAAACGGCACACAAACCACCACATACAGACGCCACCAAGACAAGTGATGCTGATAAAACTTCGATTTCCACATGTAATACAATGTATTACATAGTTGTAAGTGTTTTGAAGGTGATAAAAAGGTCATAAAAGGTATCTAAAACATAACACAAACCCTAATACCACCTAATGATTATTTGAGAGTATCCTAAAAGTCTCAGCATTTCGCTGTTCCTAGGGGATATGGTATTGGCTTGGGGTGAAATAAAAGGGGACTGGCGAGTATATAGTGTCAGCGAAATCAGATATATATTATTTTTATAGTAGTGGGTCTATCTACCTATATGGGCTTTAATCCTGACTATGTAACACCACCAGAACGTGAACGCAGAAGGTTAGCGAAGATAAAGGTCTCTAAGGCTAATAGAACCATAACCATACCCATGCAGTCCTGGATACTATTAGACAGAATTTTTGATAAACTAGGTGGGGGTAAAAACCTGAAAAGTTCTACAACTAACAGCGACACAGTAAGATATTGTATTGAACAAATAGGAATTGAGGAAGGTATTGAATCTTGACAACTGAAATTATCCCAAGAGAAAAGTGCAGATTTTGTAAAGTCTATTTGGCTAAAGGTTGTCTTAATGACATTTGTTTAGAATGTTCTAAAAAAAACATGTATATCAGTTGGCGTAATGTTGAAGGAAATAAAGATTATTAGTCAACTACTTGTAAGTAGAAATCTACTTCTCCCTGTGTATCGCTTCCACCAACAAATTGTTTTATCTCTGCACTACACCAAGTCCAAGTAGGTGTACCTGGATAAGAATAGAACATATTATTGGAAGCACTAATTGTTGGTGTTAAATCATATTGAGAACTAAATGACCTGTCTGTTCCACCAATTAAACTAGTCCACCCTGCCGTAAGTGTGTCTGTAGCTGCTGCATTTTGGCTAGAAATTTCACAATCAACAATTAAACTTCCTGTGGTGGTTGGTGTGAGTGTTCCCGTTGTTGGACTACTAACCCCGTTTGCTGTATTGGTTATACCAATAGGGGTTGTTTGGTCTGCATTATAATAAGAATAAACACCTGCACCCCTTCTACCTGTCGAACTTGCCCAAGTTGTAACCACGTCCGCTGTTGTTGCAGTTGGGTTAACAAGATACCATATTTCTGTTCTAGCTCCCCCATTATCAAGAAAAACTGCTCGTGTAAAAGATTCAGCTCCTGCGTTCCAAGTTACACCTGTAATATTTTGTGTTGCATCATAACAACCAGCAGACACAACTAAAATTCTATTAGAATTATTTGCAACTGTAAAAGCGGAATTAGTTATAGTAGTACCACTAGCTGAATCATTGTTTGTAGCCTGTGCATCTTTTACTAGTGCATTTCCCGAAGTGTTAAAATTATAGGCCTTAATTGCAGTCGTTCCGCTTACGGACCTCATAGTTTTGAACGTTGTTACAAAATTGCCTCTGGTTGCATCAGTTAGGCCTGTTCCTGCAGTCCAATCTGTAGATTGCTGGAACCCAGAGTTATCTCCTGCATCTCCAATAGTAACCGCCGTTGATAAATCAAAAACTGTAGTAATATCAGTATAAACATTGGTTAAAGCAGCATTGACGGGAAGTGTGTAAATGTCCATAGAAGTTGTTCCCAAATCTATATCGCTAAAAGTTTTTGTTACTTTGATTAGTGGATTAGAAGTCGCTGCACCCCAGCTAGGGACACCACCAGATACAACGAGTGAATCTGTCGTACTACCTATTGGTAAACGCTGTAATGCAGCACCATCGCTGTAAACTATATCTCCTGCGTTTAATGTCGCTTCAGTTACATTATTCATATCAAGTGGCGAACCGTCTTGTACAGCACTAGAATGCTTATGTGGTTTTAGAACATTAGAACCACCGCCCGAAAAGCCCATGATTAACCTCGTTCTCGATTAAATCTTTGTTGTTCTGTTGAAAGATACATTGGGGTTACTTGTGCAAGTAAATCTACTGTTCCTGCTGCACCTGGTGTAACTTGCACACTTACAATATTTTGTCCGTTTATGTTTTGGTCTGACCCTGCACTTAATGTAATTGCAGGTTGTCCGTTTACTGAAAATGTACATGTGTTTGCTGCATCTTGATTTTTAATTGCCAGTGAGATTGCTATTGCTCGATATAATGTTGGATAGTGTAC